CACCAGTAGTAACGTCTTGTCCACATCCAGCAATGCCTACTTTAAGTGCGCCAACAAATGTGTTTTGTGCGCCAGTTGTGTAATAGCCAGCAGTTTCACCAATAAACACACTTCCAGAACTGGTTGTATTTGTGCGACCAGTGTTATTGCCTATGCAAATATTAGATGAGCCTGTTGTAATACTTAAACCAGCATTAACACCAACAGCAGTGTTAGTTGATCCTGTAGTGTTTGCTGTAAGTGCCTGATAACCAACAGCAGTATTGTTAGATGCTGTAGTGTTGGCTTGGAGTGCGCCCACACCCATTGCTACGTTAGAACTACCAGTTGTGTTAAAACGCAAAGCAGAAGGCGTTGTGCCGTCATATCCACCAACTGCTACGTTAGATGCCCCAGTTGTATTTGCAAAAAGAGCATAAGCACCCAATGCAGTAACAGTTCCAGTTGTATTGCTATACCCCGCTTGATAACCTACAGCAGTGTTGTTAGATGCTGTGGTGTTGGAATACAAAGATGAATCGCCAAAAGCCGTGTTATTTGACCCTGTGGTGTTTTGTATTAAAGCCGCATATGCAAAAGCATTGTTTGATGTACCTGTTGTGTTATCACGAAGGGCCGCATAACCAAAAGCACCATTAAAATTAACTGTAGTGTTAGATTTAAGAGCAGAATGACCAACAGCAGTATGGTATGCGCCCGTAGAGTTTGCACCAAGTGCATCTAGTCCAACAGCTATGTTGTTAATTCCAGTTGTATTAGCATCTAATGCGTTGCTACCAATAGCTGTTATTCCTGAGCCTGTAGTGTTAGCGTAAGCGGCTTGATAACCTACAGCAGTGTTGTTAGATGCTGTGGTGTTTGAATCCAATGCTTGCCTTCCAACCGCAGTATTGAAACTTCCAGTTGTATTTGACGATAAAGCATTATGACCAAAGCCTGAATTGCTTGCGCCAGAAGTATTAGCTGTTAATGTAGATACACCAAAAGCATTATTTGCCTCACCACTTGGGCTTGCGTCTAAAGCAAATGCGCCAAAAGCCGAGTTTGAAACTCCTGTGTTTCCACTACCTGCGTTGTAACCATAAGCGGATAAAAAGGGTGAGCCGCTACCTGATGTTTGACTTCCGTAAACAGTACCCAACACAGTAGGCGTAGCGGCAGAAGCACCACCACCAGAAGCGGCAATCGTAATTGCACCTGCAGCATTGGTAATCGTTACGTTTGTTCCCGCAGTCAATGTTGCTTTTGTAAGTGTGTTGCCTGTTGAGTTACCAATTAGCAATTGACCATCTGTGTAAGATGTTTGACCAGTACCGCCATTGGCTACGGGCAATGTTCCTGTTACACCTGTGGAAAGTGGTAAGCCTGTGGCATTAGTTAAAGTACCGCTTGTAGGCGTACCAAGGATTGGAGTCACCAAAGTAGGGCTAGTAGCAAAAACAGCAGAGCCTGTGCCTGTTTCGTCTGTCAAAGCCGCCAACAAATTAGCACTTGATGGAGTGGCTAAAAATGTAGCTACACCAGTACCCAATCCTGACACACCAGTTGAGATAGGCAAGCCTGTAAGGTTTGTAGCAGTACCGCTAGATGGAGTTCCAAGAACACCACCATTGACTAAAGGTGCGCCAGCAGAACCGACATTCACAGCCAAAGCCGTAGCCACACCAGTACCTAGACCAGATACGCCTGTGGCAATTGGAAGTCCTGTAGCGTTTGTTAAAGTTGCACTGGTAGGTGTTCCAAGAATAGGAGTTACCAAAGTAGGTGAAGTTGCAAATACTGCTGAACCTGAACCTGTTTCATCTGTCAAAGCACCTGCAAGATTGGAGGAGCTAAATGAACCCAAAGATGTTGCATTGCCAACAGAAGTGACCGCACCAGTTAAGTTAGCGTTAGTTGTTACATTACCTGCTGTCAAACCTGAAGCAGTACCTGTAATGTTAGTTCCTACCAAAGCTGAAGGAGTGCCTAAAGCGGGCGTAACTAGCGTAGGACTTGTCGCAAAGACCAATGATCCTGTTCCTGTCTCATCAGTTACGGCAGAGATTAGGTTTGCACTTGAAGGAGTCGCTAAGAAGGTTGCTACGCCTGTTCCAAGACCTGAAACACCTGTACTGATAGGCAAGCCAGTAGCATTCGTTAAAACGCCACTAGCGGGTGTTCCAAGGGCAGGAGTGACCAATGTTGGGCTATTGGCAAACACCAAAGCACCTGATCCTGTTTCGTCAGTAACGGCAGAAGCCAAGTTAGCAGAACTAGGAGTACCCAAGAAAGTAGCTACACCAGTACCCAAACCACTTACGCCAGTAGAGATCGGTAGACCTGTAAGGTTTGTAGCCGTACCAGAAGCAGGAGTTCCCAATGCGGGGGTCACCAGTGTTGGCGAGTTTGACAACACTACATTGCCTGTACCTGTAGAACTAGTTACGCCTGTACCACCATTGGCTACACCTAAAGTTCCTGTAATGTCAGCAGTAGAAAGGCTTACCGCATCCCAAGAAGCATTAGTTCCATCGCTTTGCAGATATTTGTTAGCAGCAGATGTTTGGCTAGGCAATAGGTTATTTAATGCACCAGCGGCAGTAGAAGCACCTGTACCGCCATCAGCAACCGCTAAATCTGTAATACCAACAATAGTACCGCCAGTAATTGCGGCAGAAGCATTGTCTGTCTTAGTCGCAACAGCAGTAGCAATATTGTTGTACTCAGTGTCAATCTCAGTACCCTTAACAATCTTTAAAGGATTGCCAGAGTTAAGATTGTCTTTACTCGCAAAATTAGTGGTTTTTGTATAATTACTCATAATTTACCTCTTAGGCTATTTTGCCATCTTTGGCTTGAATTTCAATCTTTTGTAGAGAAAAAGAAACCCCGTTAATCGTTGTTTCATAACCCGTTTGAACAATCTTTCCCGCACCTGAAGCATTGGCAGTCAACGTCTTAATTGGTACGCCACTTGTGTACTCTGCAATGTTGTATTCAGCAGTTCCATATTCATAGCTTGCTTGAGTAGGAATATAAATATTTTGCGCTTGATAAGCACCTGAATAATCAAATCCCCAATTGATTGTTAGGAACTGATTTGATCCACCAATTACAATTGCTGAAATAGTTTTAAGGATAGAAATCTGATTTGGGTTTCCCAAGTCTGCGTTGTTTGTATAGTACGAAAATCGGTAAGTTGTGGTGTCATCAAGATAAGTCCCATACTTCCCGATATACCCATTCTTACCAATATACAAGTCACCATTACGCAAAGAACGCAAAGATGTTGGCGCAATAGAGTCCCATTTAGTTACACGGGAAGCACCATCTTGCAAAGATTGCTTGGTATCGAAGCAGTAAACTTGAAAAGTAGCGGGTAAAACAAGTAGATAAAAGGCTTCTTTTTCTGAATAAACAGACTTCAAATTAGCCAATGTTTCACTTGCTAATGATGAATTTAGGTCAAAACGAACATTTTTAGACAAGTCTCTTAGGGGTGCAGACTTCTCCTGAATTGTCCTCATCAATGAACGAACACCTGAGTCTGACAAGAAAACAACATCAGAACCAATACTTTGTATGGTATCCCTTGCAATACACCCAATAGAGCCTACTGTGTCGCTTAAAACGAGAGAAGCTGGAGTAGAAGCACCAGAATAAACAAGAATCTGTCGTTTACCAAAGATAAACAAGAAATCATTGTGAGCTGCCAAACCCATTACTTCATCAGCACCATTAGGCCATACACGGGATACATCCAATGAACCAGAAGTACCACCACTCCATACATGACCTGCAATCAGATCAGAAAAGGTGACAGTTACTTTATCAGAAGATGTATTAGCCACCCACAAACGACCAAACGCTGAGATAGCAATGTTTGCTAAAGGAACTGTTCCTGCATAGCCTGTTTTCTCAGAGACTCGTCTGAATGTGGTAATACTGACAGCGGGGTCATAGATCAAAGGATCGTGACCTGTTTGAAAGAAGTATGCAATCCCATTTAAAGATGCACATTGCCAATTAGATGCAGTAATGGTAGGAGCAGTACCGCCACCACCATAGGTCAACTCAGTCACCACATTAGAAGCACCAAGTTTAAATATCTTGTTGTTGCCAGCAAACAGAACTGTAAGAGTTCCATCGTTTTGCACTAACTCATGGATAACACCAACGTCATTAGCACCTAGATTGCCAGAGGAAGAGTTAACCCTTGACCAACCTTTTCTAGCACCAATACGACCATACTGATCCAAGATGCAGTTAGTCGCAACCAAAGCAAAGCCTGCCCCTAAATCAAGAGGTGAATCTTCAGTATTCAGGCCATAAAAGCCTGGTGCTGAGAGACTATAACTTTGGAGTTGTGCTGCCATTAGACCGCCACAAAGTTGTCTTCAGGATAACGAGTGGACTCCAATGCAATGGCATCAGATAGCATTCCTCTAAACAAGGCATAAGCCTCAGAAGAGTTTGTTCCACCATCTTCACCACGCTCAATCAAAGCACGAGCATAGGCACTTTGAGCAACTAAGTAGTCTAAAACTTTGACTGAAGTGCCATCAGCAGACAGATTAGCCTGTGGGATGGTTAAATCAAACAACAATGTATACACGCCATCAGGAACAGGAAATAAGTCAATCTTTGTGTCACCACTACCATCTACACCACTAAAGCAAAACTCTGAAGGAATAGACTGTGAAGGTGTACCAAAGTTGAGTTTGCGGTTCATATCCGCAACAGTTGTGTTGTCTAATGTAATAACACTGGTAGTGTTAATAGCGTCATTGATACGAAACTTCTGACCCGCACCTGTCAAAGCGTAAGAACTTGTGGCAGCAGTAGTAGTAACTGTAATTGTCTGAGATAGTACATTCCATGAATAACTATCTTCAATCTGACGCTTGGCATCATTGACAAACTTGCCAATCAAAGAAGAATAGGTTGTTTCGCCAACAGTAGATACTGTGCTTTCACGCAAGCGCACCAACACATCGTTAACAAGTTCTAAGTAGGTCATGTTCGTTGTGCTCCCTGAACCTCAAATGTTGCAATAAAGCTAAATGTGCTACCCGATTGGGTTGTGAT